TCTGCATGAACCAATGTCCCTGAAATTGAACTATTTGCACTTACTGATACATATTCTCCCTCATTCGCTACAAATTCTGTTACTTTGTTGTCAGTAATAGATAATGTTACTCCCGTATTAGCCTGTTCTGTTAAATTTACACCATCAACATATAAGTAATGATCAGTACTTGGTTTTAATCCTTGTGCTTTAAATAAAACAGTTTGTTCTCTATTCCATGAAACAATAGTATCATTAACCTGTTTATTGTTTATTGTTTTCTTAACTGATTCTGGTTGGTCTTTTGATAAAATTCCATCTCTTGTATTTTGTTGATCTATAGTCTTAGCTGCTCTATCTACTTTAGTAGAAGATGTTGATTTTTTATTCGCTTTTGAAACATCATCATTATTAATCTCTACACCACTCCAATTTTTTGACCAATTGTCCCATTGTGTACCAAATCCATAATTATATCTACCAGACTCCCAATTATCACTACCTCCAGTTAAATTTATTAATACCTCTGGTCGTCTCCCATCATAAAACCATGTATCACTAGGATTTGTTAAAGTTAAAATTCCATTATACATACCAGAACCAAATGGATTTACTTCTTCAGTCGTCGTTGTAGCGGGTTGATCAATGAATCCAGTGTCTGTATAAGCAACTGAAACCAAATCTCCTGTTTTTGTTATATTCGCACTATTAACATCAAGTTTAAATTTAAAATTATCAGATTCAAATGTCGGTCTTAAAAATGTTTGATCAAAATCTATCGCAATTCTATAATCATCATCTAAAACATCACCAATTGCATGTCCTGCAAATTGATCTACAAGTATACCATTTTTAAATCTTTCTACACCACCATCTGTGAATATCGATTGTTCCTTTGCATCTTTTTCTAAAAATGAGAGAGCTGTAAAATATTCAAGTTGTTCAACTCTTTTTTCTATTTTACCAATATCCCTCATAGTAAATCTTTTATTCTCAATATATTGTAAATTTACATCAGTAACCTCAAAAGTATATTCAGGAATATCTGCGATATAAATTGTCATAGAATCTTCATCATCTGCTGGAACAATAGGATCAATTGAAGGATTTCCTTCAATTATACCAAATTCTCTATCTTTTGTTACAACAATTTTATCTTTTCTTGGTAAATAAAATTGTACATCTGTCGTTAAAACAACATCTGAATCTGGTAATCTTGGTAGAACTACAGATTGATTAAGTGTCATTGAATCTAAAGCAAATGATGTAGACTCATCGCCATTGGTTCTCTTTGGTCTAAAATCTAAACAATCTCTTAAACTTACGGTTTTTCCAGTTATAGGACTTGTATATGTTGGAATATCAGAAAATAATACACCCGCAGTTGCTCCAAGATAAGTATCTACTGTAAATGGCCCGTCCGCCGCTTGATGTGAAAAATAATCAAATACCGCTACTACTGGCGCCGCTGGTGCGGATTGTCCTGGTTTTAATTTAATAAATCCAAAATCATATAAATTATCTCTCTGACCTGTATTAAAATTATATTTGTCCGTTATATTATTAGTATCACCAGCACTTGCACACGCAGTTGTAAACAATTCAGTGGTGAGATCTACAATATCATCCGTTGGAGATTTAACAACTGCTTTCAAAGATTTTACATCTGATGTTCTTAAACTTATCGACGTATTAGCATAATCCGCAGCAGTAGTTGCTTTATATTGTCCTAATCCCCTTAAAGTTGCATTAGTGGAACCACTAGTAAAGGATGTTGTATTTGCATTAACTATAGTTTTTGTTCTAAAAGTAGAAGCGAGAGTAGACAATGCAATAGCCGCGGTTACTGTGGCAGTGAAATTGTCACTAGTTCCCTCGCCTGTATCTAAAGTCATTGAAGTACCAGCCGCATCAACTCCGGAAGTGGCTCCACTACCAAAATTAATAATTTCTCCAACTACACGTGCAGGTGAACTTCCTCCTCCTCCGCCCGTAACAACAGTAGCCACAACATGATTAAGTAAATCCGCAGTTTGTAAAGAGGCTCCCTTACCCGGTAAAAATACTCCACCGGTTTGAGTAATAGATGCAAGACCGTTATTAAAAGTTACACTAAAAAATTGTTGTTTTACTGTATAACCAAATTTAGAAGTGACAAGAGGATTTAAAGTTTTTACTACTGCTTGTGGTAATTCATATATTAAAGAGCTTCTATCAGTATCGAATATTTTAGTAAGACTATTTGGATCTAATTGGTCAACTTTACCAAATTGAGAAATGTCTGCATACTTATTAATATTTCCAGAACCATCAGATTCTATAACACTTTCTAACAACTTTGCAGTAAAATCTATTTCACACGTATCACTAACTCCTGTATCCGCCAAAAAAGCATTTGTTAGAGTGAGAGTATTTCCTTGATGATCTGAAATCTTTCTTGATACTCCAGAATTATAACCACTTGTCATCTTAATTGTGGCACCTGCATATGCTAAAGAAACATCAGTGGAAGTTGTACTATTTAAAACAAGAGTTGTTCCTCCTGCAGCTATGCCCGTATGAACATTAGACGTTACACTTGTCATTTTGGTATCATACAAATATAAATCATAAGTACCATTTGTTGCCCCAGGAGTACCAGAAAAATAATCTAATTGTCTAGGTCTAGTAGTTCCTATCTTTGATGTATTATATGTTGCTGCAGATGTAGTAGTAATATTTACTGTTCTTACACAATGTAAATCTATTGGTGCATGTGTAGCGATATTAAATGAACCATTCGCACTATCAACTCTTAAATTGTTTCCAAAATTTGTATTCATAACAAATTCTATCGCATTGTTAGTATCTCTACCTTTTCTTATATCAGCATATTCTACAGCGACACTTTCATAATCATATCCTCTTACATAAGCTTTACCTGGTTCTAGTCCAACAGACAATTTATCTAAATTATGAATATATTGTGTTTGTCCTGTTCCAATAGGAGTAGCGACAGTCATATTCTCATCATCTGCGATCGCCGTAACTGTAGTTGTAGTAGAATTAAAAGATCCATTTGTTAAATAAACAGAATCACCAATTCTAAAATCTTTTAAAAATTTAGATTCAAGTCCAACTATTGATGCTGTTGTACTGGCATATGTCCATCCACTCGCATTTTTATGTGCATTTAGATTAGCTAAAAATGGTTTAACAGTATAGTTTCCTGATTCATCATAAGTTCTTCTTGCTAAAGTGTCATCTAATGCAGAATATACTGGATATTTTACAATTTTTGTTGGAAGACCATTAACAACTCTTAATAATTCTATAAAATTTTGTTCTGAAATAGTAGTGAGTGATTTTTTACCTAATATCAAAGCAATTTTATATCTATTTGCTCCAGGTGCATTAACGTTAAAAGATCCTGAAGCATTATCCAATAATGTAGAATCATCAGTATTATTTGTAATACTTTCAGTTATCGTTAATCCAACCTTATATGATGGTGTCGTTGCAAATTTTTCTAAAACAATAGTTTGGGCATCAACTGTGACAAAAAATCCGTTTATATAATAAATTCCAGCAGAAATACTTGCAATAGATCCATCTCCTGTAATGGTTCCACTATCTGCGGTTTGTGCACTTATACCAGTACTGCCGACAATATGTATTGTTGCTGATGTTGTAGTAATCGTATCAGAACCAGAATATACTCCTATTAAAACGGGAGCATCGCTACCTTCAGCTTCAACAGTGGTAATTACGTCAAAAGTTATCGTGTCTGCACCACTAAGTTGAATTTTTTGATTTGCGAATGTTGATGCAGTATCAGTTGATGCTAATCTAATATAACTAACATTAATATTTAAATTAATCTGTCCACCCGTAACAATACTACCATCCTTATAAAAGGAATCGCCTAATCTTGATATTTGATTTTGTAAAATTGTCTGAAGTTGTGTTAACTCTCTAACCTGAAGAGAAACTCCAGGTTGAAATAACATTCTAAGAAATTTCTTAGTTTCATCATAATCATCAAAATAAGGACTTTGCTGTAAAGATGAAAGTAAACTTAATGTAGCCATGAATTAAAACTCTATTATTAATTTGATATCTTCGGTTTGATCTGAGGCTCTTACAACAGGAGATCTATTTTCTATGTATAAAAGTGTTCCAGAATATGGTTTAAATTCTCCAGCAGTTAAAACGGTGCAGGTAGCCGTACTTCCATCACATGTAACAGTTTCAGCTGTCTGAAATCCTCCCGGCTTTCCAGCAATATCAGGACCTTGATTAGGATTTGCGTATACAGAACCAGTGGTCGCCGCAGTACCTAATAATCTATTTGTATTTGTTGGACCTAAAGTCAATGATACTAATCTCAAATCTTTTACACCTGATGATACATCTGATTGATCAACAATTTTTCCTGTTGCACCTGACGTATTTCCTTGAACAATACCATCATCAATAAAATTTGAACCATTTATTGAAGATACTCGCATTGTTACAGCTTGAGTACCTGCCTGTGACGTAAATCTATGTGTTGTGTTAGCTGAAACAGGATTTTTTATTAATCCAACTTTCCTAAAATCATTAGTTACTGGAAATTTACCACTTTCGCTTTGCTCTATTCTTTGATTAATCATGATAAAATTTCCCCCCAATTCTTCAACAATATCATATGCATGTCCACCTAACGGGCCAATTCTTGGTACAATCACACCACCGGAACCAGTTGCTCCTGTACCAGATTGTATTACTTTAACTTCTGCGGTGTTATA